AACCGCTGCACACCATCACCACCAAGGATCGATTCGGCCTGGTGACGGTACGGGGTGAGCAATATCAGATAGTCGATATTGGTCTGCGGATGCTGGCACCGAGGGAGTTGTTCCGGGCCCAAGGGTTTGGCGATGACTATATCATTGACCCGATCCATAACGGCAAGCCGCTCACCAAGACCGCGCAAGTGCGGATGTGCGGCAATTCGGTTTCACCCTGGCCGGCTGCTGCTCTGGTGCGGGCGAATGTACAAATTCAATCTGCTGCCCGCGTGGCGGTGTGAGGGGGAATAAGATGAAAGAGAGACCGATTTTATTCAGCGCCCCGATGGTGCGGGCGATACTCGAAAACCGGAAGACTATGACCAGGAGGACCGTGAAAGAAAACCCACTTGACGGGCCGATTGACGCGATCTTCCCGGATGGGTCGGGTAAAGGGTTTATCTCTTGGTGGGGTCCTGGGCCACACACCGCAGAAAAAACAATTCAGCTATACCCAGGTGAGGAAGGTTTCCATTGCCCTTATGGTAGGCCTGGTGACCGTTTGTGGGTGCGAGAAAGTTACAGGTTTACCGTTTTTAACGACCCTTTAAAACCCTCTCTTGTCCCTGTGGGATCAACGGTTGAATATGCGGCTGATAATTTTTCCCTAGTGATGGGAAAAACCAGGCAATCAATCTTCATGCCACGATGGGCCAGCCGGATCACCTTGGAGATAACCAGTATCAGGGTTGAGCGGCTGCAGGATATCAGCGAGGATGATGCTGAGTCAGAGGGGGTTGACCCGTGGAGCAGTAATGCCCTTGATTTCGGTTCTTATTTCAACTCATTTTCCACGCTCTGGGATTCAATCAACGGCAAAACTCCCGGTAAAGCGTGGGCAGATAATCCCTGGGTGTGGGTTGTGGAGTTCAGGAGGATAAATAATGAAGAAGTCGTTTAATCAGTTATCACCGGCCCAAGCAGAAAGACTTGCACTCCTTATGGAAGAGATGGGAGAGGCGCAGCAGATCATCGGGAAAATACTTCGTCATGGCTATGACAATTATCACCCCAGAGATCCAGAAAAGACCACCAATCGGACGCTCTTGGCCACGGAAATGGGCCACGTTTACTGCGCCATGCAGTTGTTGGTAATTCCACAAGATATCAGTGGGCTTATTATTGAGCTATCGCGCTCTGAAAAAAGAGAGAAAGTCCAGCAATGGATGCACCATCAGGGTAATAAATTATCCAGTAAACAACCCAAAAAAAGGAAAAACCATGATCAATAAAGTACTCCTCATCGGCAATCTCGGCGCGGATCCGGAGATCAGATACACCCAGGCCGGGGTGGCGGTGGCCACCATGCGGCTGGCGACGACGGAGAAGTTCAAGGGTAAGGACGGGCAGATGGTCGATCAGACCGAGTGGCATCGGGTGGTGGCCTGGGCGCGGCTGGCGGAGATCTGCGGCGAGTATCTGCACAAGGGCGCGAAGATCTATATCGAGGGCAAGATCCAGACCAGGAAGTGGACGGACCAGGCCGGGGCGGAACGCTACGCCACCGAGATCATCGCCCGCGAGATGAAGATGCTGTCCGGCCGTAGCGGACATGATCCTGGCCAGGATGCCCCGCTGCCGGAACCGCCGGCGGGCACTGGCGAGGATGTGCCGTTCTGATTCATTTAACGAGAAAAGGAGAATATCATGGGTGTTGAAAAAAACGTTTCCGCCTCGAAATTTCCCAAACAGGGGGCGCATCTCGGGCGGAGGGTCAAGGTTTGTTTTAAATATAATCTGGGCAATACAATTCCAGGCCTGTGCGTGCGGGATGACCTTGACTCGCCGTTTGTCAGCATTTTCCACTTGGACGATGGCCGGTATGTTTTAGGAACAGAATGCCAGTACGCGCTTGAATAAGTTTCTTTTCCCCGGCAGGCCCTGAAACGGTCTGTGCCCCCCACACGAACGGTTTCATGGTGGGGTCTGCTGGGGATTTCAGTGCACCACCACGGCACGATAATAAAACGCACCCTAAGCGGTTCAAAACGTATCAGTCGTTAAATCTCGACCACGTTTTGAGCCGTTTTTGGTTGTTCCCAAAAACCATGTCAAGAGCGCTTTTCGTCTCTTTTGGGGTCCTTTTGGGGTCCTTTTGGGGTCCTTTTCATCCTGAGCAAAAAACCCATGCTATCATCCCGGCATGGAAAACTACAGCTCGGTTCCCTCACAATTTGTCATCGGCGACACCCTGGCGATCGAGATTGCCGGTGGTGACTATCCTGCTCCGACCTACTCACTCGAACTGACCTTCATCTCGCCGACAGCAAAACTCTCCGCCACCTCCACCGCCTCTAGCGGCAACCATCTGTTCACCATCGATACCTCTGCCCTGGCCCCTGGCCGTTACGATTACCAACTGAAAGCCATCGGCGCCGGTTTCCGGAAAACCGTCAAGAGCGGCATTTCTACGGCACAGCAGGATTTCTCCGCCGAAGCGGTCGCCGTCCTCGACAACCGCGACTGGCTTGAAGTGGCGATCGATGCCCTGGAGGCGGCGCTTGCCGGCCGTGCGAGCAAGACGCAACTGGTCCGCGAGTTCGACGGGGTGCGCATTCAGGATATGACTCTTGACGAACAGATCGAGGCCCTGCAGAAGCTCAAACGGATGCGGGCAGCCAAGTCCGGGAAATGGAAGCAGACCATCAAATCGAGGTTCTACAATTGAGCGCGCCAATCATCTACGATGCCAAGGGGCGGCCTGTTTCCCTGGCTAAATTACGCGGCAAGGTTAGCGGCCAGGCCAAGGCCTTGATGTCCGGGTTTAAGGGAGCGAATGACGAGAACCTGGCCGACTGGGCCATGCTGCCGCTGGAGATCAACACGATCCTGCGCAACGATCAGCCAAAGCTGCGGGCCCGGTCGCGCGACCTGGCCAGGAACGATGACACGGCCAAGCGGTTTTTGTCGCTCCTGAAGCAGAACGTCCTGGGCCATGCGGGAATACGGCTGCAGGGCAAAAACAAGCTGGCTGACGGCAAGAAGCCCGACGCCGAGTGGAACAACGAGATCGAGCGGGAGTGGACGCTGTTTTGCGGCAAGCGCCGGCAGCGCGGCCACTTTGTCTCACCGAGCGCCTGCGGCCAGTTGTCACTGCGGGAGATCGCCTGGCTGAGCCTGCAGACCAGGGCGATCGACGGTGAGTGCTTCATTCAGATCTTGCGGGGATATCCACATAACAGGCACCGGTTTGCCGTCCGCTTCCTCAACCCCGACCTGTTGGACAGCAACTACTGCGCAGAGTTGCCAAGCGGCAACAGGATTGAAATGGGGATCGAGTTTGACGAATTCGACCGGCCGCTGGCCTACCATTTCAGCGAACAGCATCCGAACCGTAAATTCACCGGCAGAAACACCAGGCGCAAACCGATACCGGCCGATCAAATCATCCATATCTTCCGGCACGAATTCGTCGGGCAGATCCGGGGGATCCCCGACTTTGCGGCGATCATGCACAAGACGAAGATGTTGAACGGCGTGCACGAGGCGATCGTGGTCGGCTGGCGGGTCGCGGCCTCGAAGATGGGATTTTTCACCGCCAACGATCCCGGCCAATTCGGCGATGGCGACGACGACGATGACAAATTTGACGCCAGCGCGATCGAGGCCATTCCAGGCAGCTTTGACAAGATCCCGGCCGGCATGAAGCTGGAGACTTTCGATCCGGAATATCCGACCAGCACCTATGAGAGCGGCAACAAGGTCTTCATGCAGCAGCTGGCCAACGGCCTGAACGTCAGCACCCCGACGCTGTCCAACAACTACGCGGACGTCAATTACTCCAGCCTGCGACAGGCCCTGCTTGAGGACCGGGAAGGGTGGCGCTGCATCCAGGCCGAGATGATCGACGGATTTTATCAGCCGATTTTTGACGAGTGGTACGACTGGAGCGTGAACGGCACACAGCTTGTCCGGGTTTCCGGAATACAGCGCAACCTGGATCCGGTAGTGGTCTGGCAGCCGCGCGGCTGGCCGTGGGTTGATCCGCTGAAAGAAGTAAATGCCCAGGTGAAGGCGGTGGATAGCCACCTGCG